GTTTCTCTTGCTTAATAATTTTAGCAAACGCACTTGTTGTATCAAGGTTCATAGATTTATCCTTTTTCTTTTCTCTCTCAGAAATACTGTCAGCCCAAGTTTTTCCAGCGTCACCGCCCCATAGTAACCAAGCAATATAGCCAGCAGAAGGGTTTGAAGTATTTCCCCAATCTTCGCCTTTTTTATCAACTTCGTGACGTGCAAAATAAGATACCATACGGCGAATAGTTTCTAACGGAATACTTTGCCCGTTAGATAAACTTCTTGCGCGCGCAACTCCAACTTCTGTACCACCACGATTAAACTCACGGCGCAATTCCAAGCCACGTTTAGCGTTACTAATAACGCCTTGTGGTGGAACAAATCCGTCAGCCATTAGTTTTCCTTAGCCTGCGTAAGTAATTACTATCGCACCTGCCGCAGAACCTGCCGCAGAAATTGCATATACAACATCTCCACTATTCACATAAAACGTTTGTGAAGTAGCAGTAGGAAGCGTTCTACCAATAGTTGCGCCTGAAGTAGCAATTGTTGAATCACCAATAAAGATAGACGCAGAGTGACCGTTGTAAACCGTGATAGGAGTTTGACGTGGCAAACCAGTTGGCGCAGTAAAGATAGCCGTAGTGTTAGTAAAGGTTGTTGCGTTTACGTGTTTAAAAGCCATTTGTTAATCCTCTTCTCCAAGAATAAATGATAGTGCGTCTTCACCGATATTGCGAGTATCTACTACGTATGGCGCAATATCGCATACACAGTTTGGGTGAGCAGGTGGTTCCGTATCTCCACTTGGAAACGTTTCGTCAATACGGATAGGTGAAACGTCTGCGTTCTCTTGGCATAAATCGCAAGGGTCAGCAACAAGCCACTCTACCAGTTCAACGCCACTTTCTTGGTATAACTCACGTGACGCCACGGCAACTGCTCTACTCATTTCTGTTTGCGCAATTCCAAGTGCGCGCTCGCTATCGCCAAGTAAATCTTCTACTTCACTTTCTACGCTTTTAGGAGTTTGACCCTTTGCGAGCGCACGTGAAAGAAGAGTTCCAAGACGGTCAAGAGTAGTTCTATCTACGCCTTGAATCGTTACATTACGTCTATCAAGTAAGTCAGAAAGACCGCGTGGCGGACGTAATAAAAGTGCCGCAGGTTTATTACCAGCGCGCCACGTATCCCAATTTATAACGCTTACCGCATTACGTAATTGTTGTAACGTGCTAGGTGCTTTATTTACTTTGGCTTTTGCTACGCCACTTAAAGCCATATCTTGACCTAATACATAAGATTCTACATAGAGAGTTCGTAACGCTTCGTTTAAAGGTTGGCTATTAACTCTTACGTGAACCTTAGACCACTCACGTAATTCTTCGGGTTTAATTTCCGTACGTCCTGCGTACTGCGCAAAGAAATCATTAACTACCGTTTCAGGGTTTAACGATTCTTTTAATGCGTCACGAATTAACTTTGCCCGTCTTGCGGCAAGGCGTTTCTTCGCTTGGTTCTTTTGCTTCCACGCTCTATTCATAGCGTCCTACGCTAAATAACGTTCGGCATACCACCGTGCTGAGTCATAGTCTTTTGTTACTACGAACTTATTTAAAACGTCCGCGTATACAACTGGTACTTCTCTAAAGTTAAACGGACGTGTAGGTGATTTCTTTAAGAAGCGTAAGAATTGTTTTAATTCGTCTACGGCTTTATCAGCAGAATCGGCTTCTACAGACGCGCTTAACTCTTCTATTGCGCTATTAGCCGCACTTAATGCGGTTTCTTCGGGCTTCTCTGGACCGCTTAATTGCTGAATAGCGTCTTGCGCTTGTGTTAAAGCGTTCTCGTGTAGTGCGCCTTCAGTACCGTTCATTAGTTCGCCCTGTGTATCCATACCGCCTGTAGCCGAATCAAAAGGAACTATTCCTGCTTCTGTAATGAAATACGCGCCTGTTCCTGCCACGATAATAGGCATATCAGCCTCAGGAGATTCGATTAAAGGAAGTCCTGAACGTGAACGGGCTTCGTTAATAGTAAGTCCGCCTGATTTAATTTCAATATCACGTGTGCGCGCAACGCTTTCTAAGTCTTGACGTCCTGATTCCATAAACTTAAATTCGAGTTCGCGTGGCATACCAAGATAGGTATATGAAAGGTTTGAAATCATCTTACCAATCCACGTAGCCAAAGGAATTGCGCCAATAACTTCTGACGATTCGGCTTGACCCATTTGAAATCCTGAGCCACCTAATCCGCCTTTAGGATTAAATCCGATTTCGCTAGGCATAACGCCATAGTGACCACAGATAGAGTTCACAAGGTATTCGTCAAGAGTATCTTTAAACTTTTCGCCGTATCCGTCATACTGAACCGCTTTAAGTCCTGCTGGTAGAAGACGTACACGCTTACGTTGTTCGGTCTGTCCTGCTAAATCGTTATTGAATATATTTTCATAAGCACGAAGTAGTTCAGGGTTATTACCAAAATTAGCGTCAGTTTCCATAAGTAACTCAGGTGTAACGCCGTCTGTATATTCTGCGCGAATCCATTGTTGTCTACGTAAATAAATATCAGCGAGCGCAAGAGCGCGCTCTGTAGGAGAGTAGCCATATACCGTCATTGTTCGGCGGTTACGAATCATATAAGAGAGTTCGTCTGACGTGAATTCTCCGTCTGCTTCTTCGCCTTCGCTACCTGCGGCAAATTCGCTACGTGGGAAGCCATAAAGAATTTGTTGGTAAGCAGGGAACGGTGGCATTGGTCGCATACCACGGTCATCTATAAGTGGCTTAATTGTAGAACCGTCAAGAATTTGTAGCCCTAATAAATCTCCACCAACACTTGATTGCGGCCAAACTGCCCACGCGTCAAGCACAAGGATTTCTTCTAGCGCAATATTTAACCAATCGCTAAATACAAGACCGTTCGCCTTATCGGGTTGTTCCCAAAATTGACGCGCAATAGAAATACTTTCTGTATATCTCTCACGTGCTTCGGTCATAGCGCGCGTATGGTTACCGCCAATTTCGCTAATAATCTTTTCTGCGGAATCTTCGGCAAGAACAATATCCCAATCAAGTCCGACAATCTTTGACTTTAGTACTTCAATACAACGGCGAAGAATATCAATTTGGTCGGCTGCGGCACGAAGAGTAGGGAACGGCGTTAAACGTGTAGCAGTTATATTTATATTTTGTGCTACTTGAAATTCATAACGGCGTGGGTCAGGACGTCCTGAATCTTCACGTGGTGGGTTAATAGCCCCTGGCACAATAGGCATACCTGGAGAAAACGGTACGTTTGGTGTAATTGGGTTACGTGGTAATGCGTCAGTAGTACCGTAAGTAGTTTGTGTACGTCCTGAAATATTTCTCATATCTTGTTCGGACATAGCAACTGCGCCTACAGGTAGGTTAGGTGCCTTCGTAATTTCTTCGGCTACCTTCTGAGCAATACGGTCTAACAGACCCATATTTATCTCCTTCTATTAGCCGTTATTAAGCGTGTACTACTACGCGATACTGGTTTGAAGTAGGTGCTACTGAGAATGCGATAGTAACAGTATTAGTTGTAGTGTGTGCTACATCTGTGATTACTTCCGCGTAAGGCGCAGAGTTATCGTAGACAGTAACAATTACGTCACGTGTATTTAAGTTATGTGTGACCGTATAAGAAGTAGCAGAGCCGTCACCAACGCTTGCCGCATACTTACTTACGACAACTGCTGAGTCAATCGCTACGGTATTTGTTAGTACTGAAATACCGTTTCCTGCGCCTACCGCTAAGTCTGAAGAGATATTCAAACCTGAAGTAGTAGCCAATTTAATTTCTGCGCCACTTGCGCCTGTTGCTAATCCGTATCCGCTACGTGGAGCAAAGGTAAAGTTAGAGCCAGTAAGAAGTACGCCGTTAGAAGCGGTATAAGTACCTGCGCCTGAGAACTGTGTCCAAACAATATTTGTAGTACCAAGAGTTACTGGTGAGTTGTTAGTACAAACCCAACCTGTATCCGCGTTTACAGTTCCTTGTTCTACGAAAACGTACGCGCTAGGGAATTCTGAACCTGCGTCCATATCGGTAGAACGTGTTGGCGCGCCTGAAGCATTAACAGTATAAATACCGTTAGCAGTAGCGTCTGTTTGATTCTTGATAAGAAGGCGGTCACCTGTTGCGAGCGTAACGCCGTCTACTATT